CTACAGCATTTAGTGTTGATGCGATACTAGCCGCACGAACAACTTTTAAGTTATTTGAGTATGCAAGAAAGTTTGCTGCTGAGAACCAATATTCATATACTGTTGTGTTTGGCGTGCCAAATGTATCAGCAAGACGAACTTCATCAGATATGGTAGTAATTACGCCAATTGGACCCCATGCAAACGGCCCCGCAAATGCTCCAATTGAAGTTGGAACGGAAGGGACAATTGTAGTCAAATCGATTTCTGATACATTTACCCCAGGTGAGAGCTGAAATGCCATTGGATTTCTCCTTTAAATAATAGCTTTACGAATAATATATTGTTGTTGAATTCTTTTATAGTCTATTTAGTTATTTAGAAAGTTGAGGAGGAAGTATATCCCTTTTCAGTCCAAATATCATTATTTTCTCGGTCTATTGATATTTCTTCTCGTCTTCCATCATCAATTATACCAACCGGTACCAAATCTTCTTCACCTAACATGTTTTGTTCTGCTAACATCAACTTACGAACATCGATGGAAGTAGAATCCTTAAAGAAAGCTTGTGCCGTTAACCATGAAAATAGAACTAATCCCATAACCAAATCGTCATTATTACCTTCTTCAGCTGCATAACTATCACGAACCCTTGAGAAGGTATTCATTTCAGCTATTGTGTCAAAGTCATTAATGATTAACTTATCATTTTCGATAAGTGTTTTTAAGTTAGCACATCCAATTTTCTTAACAGTCTTGGTTGTTTTAATACCAAAAGAAGTAGCTCTTCTGAATCCAGCTGAGATACTCTGCCCTTTAATATGATGATGCTCTAACTTATAGATGTTTTCGTATTCTAAATCATAATGTAGTATATCGACCACCTGTTGACCAATATTATTAGTCTCAATCAAAGCATAGGCTTCATTGTATTTCTTTCCAATAGAATAAATAATTGTTGGAAAAAACAATAAAGGTAATTTATTATTCCTATATTTAGCAACTTGTTTATAGGGCGTTTGTGTGGCATCAACCACATTAATCGTTGAATAATCAAGTGCTACACCTTCGGCACAATCAATTGTTGCTATATAAAGATGCCCTGGTATAGGTTCTTCATATATATCAAAACCTTCAATTGAAGATATTGGATTATGAAAGGCCAAACTTCTTAACTTGGCACCCGATATCAATGTAGCGGATGACCCAATAAATTCTGTTTCAAATTCTTGTCGGAACTGCTCTTCAGAAGTATTCCGTATTGTTTCTTCTTTCCAAGCCTGGTCTCGACCTGGTACCATTGACCAATGGACTTCAACAGTTTTATAAGTTGAGCGTCCTTCAATTGCATCAGTCCACATCTTATAGAACAGATTAAGACCATTTGGTGTTGATACAATAATAACTTTGGTTGTTTGACCAGAAGATATCACAGGATAAGTTGACTGGAAAAAGTCTTGAGCCATATTGTGTGGCACAAAAGCAAACTCATCAAGGAATATTAAATTATAAGAACCGCCTCGGACACCATCAGCTGATGTAGCATAGGCAAATATCTTTGAGCCATTTTCTAATTCTATATTACCTTTGTTCCAAACAACGATACCTTGTTGAAGCCAAATTGGTAAATACTCATAGGCCTTTGTTAACCTATCTAAAATTTCTCGAGCAAGTGAACCTTTGTTAGCTAAAATACCTACGGTATAATCTGAATTAAATAAAACACACCATAACATGTAACCAACAGCTGATGTTGTTTTACCAACTTGGCGTGGCATTTTTGCAATACTAAAACGATTTTCATGGAAAGATTTGACCATATTTTCTTGAAATGGCCACATATCAAATGGAACCAAACCGTGGTCTACATTCACAATCTTTACATATGTTTTAATAAAATATACCGGGTCTTCGGTACATTTAACAATTTCGGATACTTGTTCTTGAGTATAAGAAAGGTCAACACCTACTTTTTTGAGGCGTTGGTTTCCCAAATACCCATCAATAATATCCATAATATTTTTTTAAGTTACTTAATAATACTACGAAGCATCCATGCTTTTTTCTGATGAGCGCCCAATAAGTCTTGTAAGAAGTTCGATACTGCTGGCTCATTTGCATTTTCAGCTGCAACAATACCTGCTCTTAAATGAATAATATAACGGTCATTATCTGATTTTAAATTTTGCATCATAGAAATTGCAGATGGAATAATATCTACCGCTTCTTCAATGTCGGCTAATTCTAAAAATCTTTCCATAGAACCTGGAGTGTATGAATCTAAATATCGAATGTGTTCTGCAATAAGATCCGTTTGTGCAAAAACTTCATTATAAAAACCATTTAAAAAGTCATGGTATTGTGGAAAGTTTGCACCTTCAATATTCCAATGATAATTATGTGATTTTAGATATAAAGCAAAGTTAGTTCCTAAAATTACTTTAAGTTGTTGTATTAATTGTTCCATAATATTCCTTATTAATTGATGTGCTATTTATTGTTCTTTAAAAACTTAACTAATTCATTTGTAGAACCAACAAAAATAGCCTTGTCAACATTTAAATTTTTTGCATTTCCCGCAAATCCATCTCCATTTGGAGTTAAATCTTTGCGTTTCTTTTGCAATTCCAACAAATCTTTATTCATATCTGCAAGGTTTTTAATCAATCCTGCAGCTACTTCATAGGCACGAGGATGTTCTGATTCTTTAGCCACTGCCAATAATTGATCCATGGCAGTATTACCTTTGGCAATTAAATCTCGGATATTACTACGAGCAAAGTTAGCATCATCTTCTACTTGGTTGAGAGATGTTACTTCGGTAGATTGAACTTCTATAATTGGATTAATCTCAATCGGTTCAGTATTGAGAGCTTCAGATAATTTATTATTCATTTTAGTCATTATGTATTGGGCCATTCTCTAATTGTTTCAGAGAAACCAAACTCATCATCTACATTGGCAGTGATTGGAACAGGTGTGGTGATGACCAAGACTGCTCTTAATGGGTTTGTATCAACTGAAGTAATCGTATAGGAGGCATTGGTTGTAGCACCAACAACCACATCATTTGCTTCAAGCAGTTTATTTAGGTTACTTACCACAAGAATTCCTGTATTTGAATTACTGAAATAAGAAACATCTCCAGTAACTCCTCTTTTATCTACAAAAATAGTTTCTTCTTGAGCAAAGTAACCAGAACCATTAGCTTTATCAACAAAGACTTTTTGTGATGTTCTTGTTTGTGTATCAATGTAAATACTTGTATTAGCCTGGCGAATAATCTTACCCGATTTAACTGGTGGCCAAATATATCCTTTGGCTGTAAATTCTAGGTTCCAAATAATTAATCGGGTTGACATAAAGTCACCTTCATAATCAACTTCGTTTGATACAGAATTAAGTATAACCGGCATATCATACTTTTGGTCCATTGGAGAAATAAAATCTACCGTAACATTAAAATCTGGAGTAAAGAATGGTAATATTTGTTCAAGTATCTGTGTGCCGTCTTCGGTGTTTCTTACATAGATTGACATTGAAAAATCAAAATTATAAGGAATAGGTGCAAACTGTGTTTTAATACCGGTTGCGGTATTAGCTGAAAAATTTTGAAGTGTTGATACTTGTTTTCGACCAGAATCATAACTCATTCCAGTCATTTCAAATGAAATTCTAGGAACAGTAGATGAAATTGTTTTTGTTAAATTAGGGTCAGAAGTAATACGAGTTAGGTATTTTTCTTTTGAACCATAGGTTAACGGAACTTTAAATAATTCTTGTTTGGTTGTACCATCAACAGAATACCTTTGAAGTAAAATATCATTGAACATCGTACCAAAAGCTACAACGACTTTTCGTATTGTTCGATTATAGAAATGAGCATTACCTAGCATTAGTCACCACCAAAAGGATTATGTTCTGTCCAATCAATAATTGCATCAGATTCAGATTCGATTCGAGCATTATCAACAATATCTTCAAAGGCATTATTCATTGTGGCTGTATCAGATACCACAGAAATTGTCCATTGAGCATTACTTGTATTACCTTTTAATACACCGGTATTAAATGTACCAATGGTTCTATATACATCAATCGTAGTATTTGGTGTAAAATCATAAACAAAGCCAGTTACTGTAGCATTTGCTAAATTGGTGCCTTGATATACAATTTCATCATTAACAAACTTACCTGTGCCACCTGAAGTTAATGAAAGTCTTGTTCTTGGATATTCATCTCGAACTTGGTCGTCAATTTCAACAAAACCTGTTTGAATAATTTCATTTGAAAATACAAACTGTTTAAGTTTTAGAGCATACACATAAACATT